ATATGGCTATGAAATGTTAGATCGTAACGTTAACTCGTACTGTCGGGACGCGTATGAAGTTTCTTTCGTCATCGGACGATCTCCGATGGATTGAAGCCACGTTCAACTCGTCGCACAGTAGGCTAATGTAGTGTGTTAGTACCACCCCCTTTACCTCCATGTCAACCGAAGATAACATGTTGTAGAAGGAAGGTGATGTATGAGAGATTAAGTCAAGAAGTATTTGCGTAGAAGCGGATTTCACGACGTCGAATACAGAAGAGTACTCGCCAGCATCAGATAGATCTCTGTAGAGATTCATTCTGTTCATGTGAGAGAGTATGGTATCCACTTCGTTATTATCACCTTCAGATGTGAATCCTACGAATCGAAGATAGTCTCTGACATTACCATTCGCACGCCTTACTCTATCAATTCCATGCATTACGTGTTCAGGCATTAGATCTTTTCTAAAGTGACTGGGGCTGAACTTGTTGATGTGGGATTTAATCTTTAATCGGTCAGGACCGGCATGCACCCCAGTCAATCCCAGTAACAGTCGAATGTTCAAGGGCAGACTGTAGTATGGATGCCATTTAATGCTGTAGTCTTTAATAGTTACATCATTTAATGTCTTAAGGGTGTATCGGTCAGAACTTTTGTATGGAAGCATAAGCACGAAGTCACTCTCGAAGCTGTAGGATATTGTTGTATTACCAATTCTAATGGATTCATGCGTAGATATTTTCTTCTGCTTAATTGTTGGGATGAAGGTTTTATCAGCTGATGCGCCAATGAAACCACCATCCATTAATGCTTTCTCTTTGAATTTTGCGTTTAGCCGCTTATCACGTAACATGTTGCCAAGAGCGTCATACCCACCTCGAATGACAGCTCGTTCGTAATCATGATCGATTACCTCCGCGTCCCCAAACTTCTCAAATGTTTTGTTTTTAAGCCTGCTCGTTCTCCTTCTATCACGTTTAAGCAACTTATCGCTTGAAGCGGATTGGAGTTCTTGCATTGTGTAATCCATGTTATCTTTATTCTTGATGTTCATACCACCAAGTTGAAGTTTAACTCTGCCTCCCTTGTCAATTATGTCTTCCACAACACGCTTCCCAATCTCCTTTGGAGTATCAAGCGTTACCCTTCCATCTATAGTTAGCTCGGATGTATCACCATACATTCTTTCAAAATTTAATTGAAGATACAACGTTGAGTTAGGTTGGCCAAAACCGAATAGAAGTCTATTTAAAGTACCTCCTGGGGCAGCCATCGATTCGAAGCTTGTAACAGCCTGTCGACCAAAGACCGTGGATCGTGAACCATTCACAATTGTTAATAGCTGTAGCATGTTAAGCAATTTCAGGTTTCCACCTCTCATCGACAAATCACGCGCTTTGTCCATGTACTCACCAATCAATCCTGGTAGCCTTTCATGATTTTGGGCGTTTTCATGGTCGTACGACATACGCCTAGATACGACCTGACCTCCTATGAACAATTTCTGTAAGAAATGGCACAAGCGACCAGAAGTTGAATCTTTGATTGTACCGAACACTTGGCCTGCTTCATTTGCAAGATTTTCGTGTTGTTCAATTTTATCAATGATGTTCGAGCCAGGTGGTACCTGAATGGCGAAATAGCAATCATCACCCCAAACTTGCTTAGCAAGTGGCATGTCACCAGTTTCACCTTCGATCATCCTTAGAATCGACATTGTAGTGATAGTGTTATCTGAACCGGTTGTGATGGCGCCTGATGGCTGTGTATCAACGTGCAAAAATTGAGATGGAGCGTTTGGGATTCCAAATTCAAAGTAAGCGTCGTCCCATGATGATAATACATTATCCACTAATGTGGAGTATGTAACCTCGTCACCAAACATAGCTTTTAGTGAGTCATGCTTAAACTCTGATAGCACTTCGGATAAGACTTCGCGCCATATTTCTCTATGACGTGGCCCAATATGCTGATCAAGAGCACTCGCATCGTGCGCTAGACACACGATTGACTCATCGTGAGCCATTCTCATTGATATGTTTAACTCATGCGTTGTGTCAGCCACAGCTACTCCAATCTTCTGCTCGATAGCGTAGCCATCTTCGGAACGTGACATGAAACTCTTAATGTGCTTGTATAGTGGACGCATAATGATTTGCTGAGTGACGGGAAGGTTATAAATATATCTTAGAACACGCGCGGCAACTGACCGTAGTCCTAACGGAAAAGGGGCTTCTGGCGTTGCTCTTACCATCATAGATCGTACATTCATTATGAATGCAGCGGTGAAGTGCATTATATCTTTACGATTTGATACGAATCCTTCGTCAAACGACCCGGCAAGGTTTGAATCCACTATCGTCATTGGAGATGAGCGAAAACCAATTCTGTCCGCACCACCTGATCTAGAATTGGACAATGCCCACATGTTTTCATACATCCCTTCAACATCTGGTGGTATGAAATCATTAAAAATCTCTTCAAATAGCTCACGCTCGTACTTATCTACCAGGCGCGGCGCCTTTGAGTTAGTTTTCTCAAGCACTACACGCTGAGCGTGAGACTTATACCCCTTAACTGGAAGTGATCCATGACATGATCTACTGTAACCTTCAACGCTACCTGGGTGAGTAAGATGAGTGATTACGTCTAATAACTTTGTATTGAACATGCTTACTGTATTTATTGTTACAGCTTCATCACTCGCTCCATACTTATGATAGATACTCATCAAACCATCGTGCAGCTCAGGTATCTGGGAACTTATTGCCTCAGCGATTTCCAATTTGTTTAAACTTGTACCATGATTATGAGCCAGGATGGCTAGTGAGTATTTATCATATATGCGTGTTGGTACGCGAATGTCTGGATCAAACGGTTGATCATCTAACGCATGTTTAGTCAATGTTGCGTCAGGCACCACCATTGAGATGTCAGCGCAGATTAAACGCATCATTTGCACAACGGCTTTGTCCATTTGTCTACCCA